TATTATAATTATGTCGAAAGGAGATAAGCGGTAACTTATCATAAAAAGTAAAACGGGACTAACCTTTCGAATGGTTGTAAGAGGTTGGGAAACATACTAATACGTATATAGTATTTTGGTTTTAAGCGATGAGCCGTCCAAAGTGAGAACGCCAATACATAAGTATTGAAAGTTATAGCTATATCTTATGAAAGCTAGAAAATTATGGTTTGCAACCTTATAGCAAGAAAGAGGGAATAAAAATGGAAAGTAAAAAGTATGAAGTAACAGTATTAGAAAAGAAAGGAACTTGCGACAACGCATTATTCGAAAAAATGGCAAAAAAAGGAGATTTAACAGCTATCAAGTTATCAGAATTATTAGGAGTAGAAGTTAAAATCACTGGTTACGCAAAATGTAATGTAGTAACAGACGATAAAAACTTTAATATTAATTATTTTGATACAGAAGAATACGGGCTAGTATCAAGCGGTAGCGAAATTTTTACAGAAAGCGTAGTAGATTATTTCGGAGAAGTAGAAAGCGTAAGACTAACAGAAGTAAAAACAAAGAAAGGAAAAACATATAAAGCAGTACCAGTATTAGGAAACAACAAAAAAGAAAAAACAGAACAAAAAGAAGAAGATACAAACAACGATTTACCATTTTAATTAAATTTGTAGAAAAGAGGAAAAAATATGCCTAAGGTTAAAAAAGAGTTAACTCGTGAAGAACAAGAGTTATTTAACGAATTGAAAAAATTAAGTAAAAGAGCTAATCAACGTATAGTAAGGTTAGAACGCGAGTTTGGGAAAGATACTTGGGCTACAAAATATTTAAAGGAAAAGCTTGCAACTGAACCGTTGCAAGCTTGGACTATTTCTGGGCGTGTTAAAGTAAATAAATCTATGACAGTTACACAAATGAAAGCAACAATAAAAGCAACGAAAGAGTTTTTAAATAGTAGTATATCAACAAAAAGAGGAATAAAGAAAGCTAAACAAAAAGCTATTAAAACATTAAAGACAAGATTTAGTACAGATGTTTCGGATATATCATATGAAGAGGCAGAGGCTTTAACTAACTTTTTTGACGATAGAGAAGTAAATGGAATTACTAATTTTATACCTCGGGTCTGATGTATTAGCAGTTATTGAGGAAGCAAGAGAAAAACAAAATGATTATCAAACTTTTGCTAGTCAAATGGAAAGTATAAAGCAATGGAATAGCGGAACAAATATGGAAATAATATTAAGAAAAATTTATGCAAAATATATTTATCGAGGAAGTGAGGATACAGACGAAATAGAGATGTTATATAGTAATATACTAGAATTAGTAAATAACGCTATTTCTGAAAGTGATTTACAAGAAGTCGAAAGTATAGTATCGAATTTATTAGCAGAAGGAAAAATCGACAGTAAAGAATATAATTATTTAATAAATATTATAAATGATAAAAGAAAAGAGTTATAAAAAATGATAAATTGTAAAGAATTTCAATATCATTTTGGAGATATAGTAGGCGAGAGAAAAAAAGTAGACAATACAATATATTCTTTTGATATAGAAACATCAAGCTATTTAATATTAGACGGAAAAGTAATACCAGCAATAAAATATTTAGAATTAACAGAGGACGAACAAAAAAGAGCAGAATTCAAAAGCTGTATGTATATTTGGATGTTTTCTATTAACGATATTGTATATTATGGTAGAACTTGGGAAGAACTAAAAACATTTTTATTTCGATTAGATAGTTTTAATAAAGAAAAGAAAATAGTATTTATACATAATTTAGCTTTTGAGTTTCAATATTTAAAAAGTATATTCAAATTTAAAAATGTAATAGCAAGAAAAAAACATAAAGTAATGAAATGTGAATTTGAGGAATATAATATAGAACTTAGATGTAGTTATATGATGTCAAACTGTGCTTTAAAATTATTACCTAAAATATTTATGTTACCAGTCGAAAAGAAAGTAGGAGATTTAGACTATTCATTGTTAAGAACACCAGCAACAAAATTAACAGAAAAGGAATTAGGATATTGTGAATATGACTGTTTAGTTGTATATCATTATATCAAGAGAGAGTTAGAAACATACGCAAGACTAGATAAAATACCATTAACAAGTACGGGACACGTTAGACGAGAGTTAAAAGAGCTTGTATCTGATGACTGGGATTATAAAAGAAAAGTAAAAAAATCTATCAATATAAATCCGCACATTTATAATTTATTACAAGAGGCTTTCGCTGGTGGTTATACGCACGCTAATTGGATATATACAGACGAAATACAACATAATATAGAAAGTTGGGATTTTACATCTAGTTATCCGTACATTCTAGTTACACATCAATTTCCGTCTACTGAATTTCAAAAATGTAATATAAAAAATAAAAATCAAATGTTATCAAGATTTGCATATTTATTAGTAGTAGAATTTAAAAATATAAAATGTAAATATTATAATAATTTTATTTCGCAAAGTAAATGTAGTAAAATAACAAAAGGCGTATATGATAATGGAAGAATTATAGAAGCAGAAAGCATAATAATTACTTTAACTGATGTAGATTTTTATTTTATATTAGATACATATAATTTTGATAGTTACGAAATAAAAGAAAGTTATTATAGTGTATATGATTATTTACCTAAGAAATTTATTGAGTTTGTATTACAAAAATATGTAAATAAAACAAAATATAAAAACGTAGAAGGTATGGAAGTAGAATACGCAAAAGAAAAAAATAAATTCAATGCTTTATATGGTATGAGTGTTACAAATATGATACGCGATGAAGTGTTATACGATAATGAATTAGACTGGTCAGAAAGAGAGATAGAAAATGCAGAAATAATAGAAAAATTAAACGAAGAAAAGAAAAAAGCATTTTTAAGTTTTGCGTATGGTGTTTGGGTTACAGCTTTTGCACGTTCTAATTTATTAAAAAATGTAATACAATTAGACGAATATGTTGTATATTGTGATACTGATAGTATGAAATTAAAAGATGGATATAATAAAGAAGTTATAGAAAATTATAATAAATTTGTTATAAATAAAATCAAGCATGTTAGTAAAATATTAGAGATTCCATACGATAAGTTTTGTCCGAAAGATAGTAAAGGCGAAAGACATATATTAGGTGTTTTTGATAATGACGGAAAGTATGACGAATTTATTACACAAGGAGCAAAAAAATATTGTTATACAAAATGGATAGACAAAGAAAAAATAAAAGACGATACTAACGTACAAGAAATAAAAGGTAATAAAGCAAAAGTACTAGAAATAACAGTAGCAGGAGTACCAAAAAGCGGAGCGTTAGGCTTAAAAGATATAACAGAATTTAAAGACAATTTTAGATTTGATTTCAAATATACAAATAAAAATTTATTAATGTATTGCGAAAATCAAGAAAATTGTAGTATAATTGATTATCAAGGAAATGAATATACTGTAAATGATAAATCGCGGTTGTTGTATAGTTCCAACAACATATATATTAGGTAAAGCGTTAGACTATGCGGATTTAATTTCTGATAATTCAAGTAAAAGAGCAAAATATAAGGAGTGAAAAAATGGACGATTTAGAATTTATTAAAAAATTTTCAAAAATAAGTATATCGCGGAATATGTGAAAAAAAGAAAATCAATAGAGTTAATTTATTGACAAATAGAACAACAAAGAAAAACGCAAAATTAGTAAGGGAAGAAATAGAAAGCGAAGTAGCAAAATTATATATAAAAAATGATAATGAGGAGAATGAAAATGGCTAATAAAAAAGTTATCCACTATAATATAGATAAAATAGACGCGATACGGTGCAAGAATAAATTTAATATACGGCGAGCGTTCTAACGGAAAGAGCTATCAAGTAAAACATAAAAAAGCCGTAGAAAAATATTTAAAAACTGGAAAAAGATTTATTTTAATGCGTAGATTACGCGAGGAAATAACATCGGAGAAAATAGAACAATATTTTCAAGATGTAGATGTAGCAAAATTAACAAACGGAAAATATAATTGTATTACATTATATAGAAAAAATTTATATTTATCTGTATATGATAATGAAACGGGTAAAACAAAAAGATTTGAAAAAATAGGATATGTAGTAGCTTTATCAACTGAACAGAATTACGCTGGTGCAAGTTATTTAGATGTAGAAGATATTATATTTGAAGAATTTATGAGCCGTAGTACATATCTACCTAATGAAAGTAATAAACTAATGAATTTTTATGCAACAGTAGATAGAAAAAGGCTTGTTGTTAGATTATGGCTTGTAGGAAATACAATATCAAGAGTTTGTCCTTATATAAATGACTGGGGACTACATCAAATAATAAGTAGTCAAAAACAAGGAACAATAGCAGTAAAAGAAATAGCAGATGTAGTCGAGGGAAATCCACCAGTAAAAATAGCAATAGAATATTGTATGTCAACCGGTCAAACATCGGGAACAATAGGAACAAACGCAAAAATGATAAATACGGGAGCTTGGGAAACACGCACGCAACCTCATTTACCAAAAAGCTATAAAGAATATAATGTATTATATCGCTTTGGATTTCAATATCAAAGTTTCAAATTTTTATGTGAATATTTAGTAGATAGAAAAACGAAAAATAGCCCGATATGGTTTATACGTCCATACTATAAAGAATTTTCAAATAAAATAATTGTATTTTCTGATATAATAAAAGTATCGAGATACTGGCAAAGAGATATATATAATATATCAATTAAAAATGATAAACTTCGTAACTTGTTTATGACGTTCAAAGAAAATAAAATATTTTATTCAAGTGATATGTGCGGAACAGATTTTAAACAAGTTATAGATTTTCAAATAAGGAGATAAAAAATGAATAGTAAAATTTTATTAGTAAAAAACATACATATTGACAGACAATATACAAACGTACTTTCGTATAGTGAAGCACAAATGTTAGAACTTTGTCAAGCTAATTTAGTTGCACAAGCTGATAACTACTCGTTTTTACGTCCAACGGGAAGTATAATGGCTGGATTTACATACGCACAATGTTTACAAGCAAATTATATAGCTTTTCAAAATCCCGATTATTCAAACAAATGGTTTTTTGCTTGGATAGATGACGTAATATACAAAGGCAATAGAAATACTGAAATAACATTTACAATTGATGCCTGGTCTACTTGGTTTGACAAATGGCAAAAGAAAGTTTGTTTTATAAACAGACAACACGTTAACAATGATACAATAGGATTACATACAATACCCGAAAATTTAGATATAGGCGAGGTAATACAAGAAAATATAACAGAAGATTTAGCATACGGCAATGATTTTGGTTATTGGATAGCTGTTGCGAGTAACTGGAAAATAAAAGACAGAAGCTCGGGGACTGAATTATTAGAAAGAGACAAAGGGACACAATATTCGGGAATTACTGTATATGATAATACAGTATTTGGAACTCAACTATTTTTCTTTCATATTACAGAGTTATCTAGTTTCGCTAATTTAGTATTATTATTACTTCGTACAAATGTCGACAAACATATAGAAGATGTAGAAAATATATTTATATTGCCAAATGTTGCAATAGAACAAAGTAAACTAACACTACATACAGCAAGTGTAGGCGGACAAAATTTTAGTTTTTATACAATGAATTATGATATGTCGCCCGCAAAATTTAATACAGAAATAGACAAAATAACTTCTTTTTCTGATTACACACCAAAAAATAATAAATGTTTTGTATATCCATACAATTATTTATTTGTTAGTAATAATCAAGGAAGTAACAATATATATAAATATGAAGATTTTAATACTGAAAAATGTATTTTTGAAAATCAATTTAGTATTGCTATTGGTGGAAGTGGTAGAATTGTACCAAAGAATTATAAAGGTATGGCGACAAATGATGACGAAGCGTTAGCACTTGGAAAATATCCAACTTGTGCTTGGAGTTCGGACGCATTTACAAATTGGCTAACACAAAATAGCGTTAATATGGCTGTTAGTTTAGGTTTAACAGCTGGGGCTATTGCGGGTACTATTGCAACTGGCGGGGCTACTGCACCGGCACTTGCTGGGGCTGTAATGAGTGTAGCTGGAAATATAGGAAATACAATAGGACAATTTTATCAAGCTTCATTACTTCCTAATATTAGTGGTGGTCAAGCTAACGGAGATGTTATATGGGCTTGTAATAGAAATATGTTTAGTTTTAGACAAATGAGAGTAAAAACAGAATATTTAAAAATAATAGACGATTACTTTACGCGTTTTGGATATGCTATAAAATCTCTTGCAATGCCTAACATAACTGGACGTATATATTGGAATTATGTCGAAATAGGAGCAAGCGAAGAAATAGGATACGGTGAAGTACCAAGTAAATTTATGGATACTATAAATAATGCTTGTAGGCGTGGTGTAACTATTTGGCATAATCACGCAAATGTAGGAAATTATAGTTTAGATAATTCAATAGTATAAATAAAAGAGAGGATATATCCTCTCTTTTTAACATTTAATATTGGTTAGCAACCAAATACACTGCTAACAAATTTTTCCCAATTAAATATAATCCTTTTTACACTTTCTGTATTATCATTTATATAATAGGTCATTACTAAATGATTACTTGGATTTACTCTAAAATTAACTTGCATTGGTATTACTTCATTCGATACAGTATTTATAATTCCTTGAATATTTGTAAAACTACTTTGATTATTTCCATTTCCAGTATTTATATATCTCATAAAATTTAATAAAGGTTGTTCTCCAAAATCAATATCTCCGTCTTTTATTAGTTATTGGATTTGTTAACAATATATTTCCATAAGGAAAAAAATAAACATTATTATTTCGTATTTCTTCTCTAAAAATAAATTGTCCCGTTCCTATTGTTTCTGGTAAAGTTCCATTTACAGCATTTTGAATATCTGTATAATCACTATCTCCATACTCAATTAGTTCATAAAGCCAATTGGCTAGATTTATATGTCCTTGTTTATTTGGGTGTACTGCTGTTGCATTATCTTCAAACAAAGTATAATTTTGTAAAGGTAATTGTCCTTTTGGAATAAAAATAGCATTATATTTAGTACAATTTTTATATACATTATATATTCTATTCTTTAATAAATTTCTATTTGCTATTTGTGCTTCTAATGTAGAAGCATTATTACCAATTAAACAAACAAAAACTTTTGCATTTGGTAATACTCTTTTTGTATATTCAATACAATTCTGCATTGCATTTTCTATTTGTGAAGGATTAGAAGCTGTTACATCATTATAACCACCAATAAAATAAATTTCAGTTATATTATTAGGTATTATAGTATTTAATTTTGACTGAATTAAAGTTTGCCAAGTGTGATTTTGATTTCCACCACTTACAAATGAGCTTCCACCTTCTGCCCATAAATGAAATTTATCTGTTGTAAATTTCATTTTTTGCATTAGTAAATATCCATAATTTTCTTTATTTGGATTTTCTAAACTTTGTCCTGCTAAATAACTATCTCCTACTATTATTATTTCTCTATTTTTTATTTCTGTAATTTCATCTTTTATATTATCAATTTGAGGTTGTATATCACGTGTTATATATTTACCTACAATTTGGTCTAGTTCTCCACTTTGAGCCATTTCATTTAATTTATTATTTATTTCGTTTTGAACATTTAAATTATTAAAATAGTTATTTACATAATTTTGTAATTCATTAAAAGCATTAGTTAATATTTCTGCTTGTTGTCCTACTATATTTTGACTGTCTATTATTTTATTTATTTCTTTACCTAATTTACAAAATAATTGCCACTCTGTAAGTGCGTCAAAATCTGCTTCAATAAATGGGAAGTTTTCTAAAACAAACCATTTAAAAGAACTTAAATTTTTATAATCAAAATTTATATTATTTGACATTTTTATTCCTCTCTTTCTTATACTAATTGATAAAAAAGACAATCAAGGTCTTTAAATATCATAGTATATATTGATTTTATATTTTCTTGCATTTCTTTTAAAATTGCTATTTTATCTCCTGGCGAACGCGTTATAGTTTCGTTATATTCGTTTACATCTGTACCGTTATTTTGGGCTTGTGATGTTCCTTGACTTGTAGAATTATCCTCGCCATTATTTGTATTTGTATCATAATTATAATTTGTAACATAACTACCGTTACGCAAATCTTCTAATTGATTTTGAGGTAGTTCGCTATTTCTTCTATCTGATACATCTGCCGTCGATGTAGTACTATGGTTAGTTAATTGATTACTTGTATTATTTGTACTTTCTGATGTTCTATTATCTTTTCCAGTTCTTGTAGTTATTTCGCCGTCATTAAATATCTGCCAATTTTCTAATGCGTCAAACATTTTATTGTATAAAGGCATAATCTCATTTAATTTTACATCTAATTGTATACGAAAAGCTGTTACTGTTTCAAAACCGATACGACGTTGTAAAAAATGATTTAAAATCATTGTTTCAAATTTTTCTTTTTCTATATATTCTGATAAAGGATAATCAAAATTAAATATAGTAGAACGCCCCTCTTTTGCTAAATCCTTTATTTTTGTATATTCGTCCTCGTCTTTATCGCCATTTACGATAGAATTTAAAACGCTGTATAAAGTAGGCGGTTTATTACAATTAGGCGGTAAAAATGGGTAAAACATAAATAATCCGTTATAATATGGTATCATTGTCAACCTCACTTTCTACGTCGTATTCTTCCTCTACTTCTTTTTCTGATGTTGGTACGCCGTCATAATATTTTACTTCTATTTTATTTTCTAGTGCTTTTTTTCCATTTGTTAAAATTATATTTGCTAGTTTTTCGTTTATTTCTTCTATCGCTTTTTGTCTAGGTTCAAAACGACTATATCTACTTGCAACAGTTCCACCTTGACTTGCTAAAACTTCGTCTTTTATATTACGCTCTTTTTTCTGAAAATTCATATTTGCAATACCTATAAGTCTTAAAAATTCGTTCCAGTCTTTTTCTTTGTGTAAATCTATTTTATCTGCTACAAATGGTGCGGGTGCAAGTACTAATGTTGTGTCGTCCAAATCTAAATCATCATAAGAAATTACTGTGTTTTCCATCGCGTCTACATTATTTACTAAATCTTCTATTGATTTTACTTTCTCTGATTTTGTTTTCCAAAATCTTGGTGTCCTCTGCTGTGCTATATTGATATCGGTTGTTCTAGAGTCTAATGCAATGCGCTCACTATATTGTAGAATATCTAACCATAATGGATAACGTCCGTTATTATCATACATTATAACAAAATCGTCTTGACTTTCAATAAATTTACTATATCCATTTTGTGAAATTACTTGTATGCTTGTAGGTCTGCCGTAAACATCTAATTTTCCTATATTTTGATAAGGTAATGCTAATAATCCTAATACTTCGTCAACGAAAAATGCTATACTTCCTTGTCTTAACAATGTTTTGTTTAAATATGCTGTATCAATAAATTTAGGCATATTTGTAAATTCAAACACATTTTCGGCAAGTGTTAATAATTGTCTTTTATACATTTCATAAGTTTTGAAATTAGACAACTGCGAATTTATCAATTTACGTTTCATTATTTTACTCCTTTCTTATAAATAATAACGGCTAGATTTTATATCCAGCCGTTTGATTATTAAAGAACTGTTATACTTGCTGTTCCAGTTTTTGTAGTATCATATACGCTTGTAGCTGTTACTTTTATTAAAGTATTATCTTTATTATCTATACTTGCAATGTGTCCAGCTGGGATATGTACTTTTCCGCTTAAATCTACTGTTGCTTTTTTAGTTGGGTCAGTTTCTGGGTCTTGTGTTATACTCCAAGTAACTGCCTTATTTGCAAATCCAGTAGTTGTAACAACAGCTTGTAATTGTACGTCTAATCCTGCACTTGCTGAAACTTCACTAGGGTTAACTGATACGTTTGTTACTGCTGGTGTATCAGTGGTAAAAACTACGGCTCCTTTAAAAGGCGAAGTTGATAAAACTTTCCATGTGTGTAACCAGTGATTTCTTTTTAATGACTCTGGGTTATAGAAGTCAGTCATTTTAGTATCGGCGTTATTATCCATTGCGTATGAATAATCTTGGAAAAATTCATCATCAATTATTACAGCTGGAATATTTGCTAATGCTTCTAATTCTGTTTCTGTAAATGGTACGTATGCGTCGCCTAGTAATTCTTGTAATCTTGCTGTATCGTGATTTCCGAAGCCGTCAATTAATGCACTTCTTGATTTCATTTCTGCTTCATTACGGAAGAAAGATGTTGCTAATACATCTGTACTCATATCTGCTTCAAAATCTGTATTGATAATAGCAATTTGTTTATCAAATGGTGTAGATACACGTACGCCAGCTGGGTTATAGTTTGGACTTCTAAAAGTCATTAAATTTGAAATAGATTTTAATTTTGCAACTCTTTGTCTTGGTGTTAAGTTTGCATAATTATCAATTTTAACACTTGTTATAGTTCCGTCTATGATTCTTCTACATAACATATATTTATCTGCAATGTATTTGTCGTATTTATATCCCTCATATAAAGAACCAACTATTTTTTCGATTAAATCAAATAATCCGCCCTCTGTATTGAAAGCCATTGCCATTTGTTCATCTGATGTTGTTGTTTTATAAAATTTTTGATAATTGATTTCGTGTAAATAATTATAAATATTTGGTACAACATTTTCCAAGAAATGGTCTACGTCATTTGCATATTCGTTATAATCATAAACATTTGCTATATCTACTATCAATTCTCTTACTGTTTGCCCAAAAGGTAAAGTACCTCTATTTGCAAAAACTTCCCAAGGATTTTCCCAATAGTTTCTATCTATAACAGTCAATCCTATTAAATTTATTGTATTTATGAAAGCATTTTTATATCTTTCGTTTGACATTATAAGTTTACCAATTGGAGCTATGCTCTCGCCTTGTACTGGTAAATCAATATTACTTGCTAGCTCTGGTGTTGTATTTATAATAAATGATAAAAGCTCGCTATCGTTATTTACTTTTAAAACTTTGTTTAAAGCCATTTTAATTTCCTACCTTTCTTATTTATATTTCTTTTATGTCGATTACTTCTTTTTCTTCTAATTCTTCGTCGACTTCTTTTTTATCTTCGGCGTCTTTCTTTTCGTCGCCTTTTAAAAATCTTTGTTTGTATTTTTCTTGTAAGTCATCAAGTTTTGCTTGTAATTCATCTATTTTAGCTGTATCAACTTCCCCAACTTCCATACTGTCCTCAATATCTTCTAGTAATTGAATAGCAATATCATTATCAGTTACAAGCTCATTAACTTTTTGTTTTAATTCGTCTTTACTAAGCTTCATTTTTCGATTTCCTCCTTTCATTTATTTTTTAAAATATCTGTTAATTTTCCAATATCTAACCCCGCTTTTTTCAAATTTTCTAAAATCGATGTTGTTTCCATTAAAATAACATAACCACATACTATTTTTGAAACAAAGGCTAAATTAAAAGATAAATCAGCAACAAAAGATAATAAAATTATTATGATTATTAAAACTTTATGCAATAGTCCATTTCGCATTACTTGACTGTCAACATCTTTGTTGATTACAGCTTGTATAAATCCCGTTAAAACATCACATAAAGAAAATATACACGGTGCTAATATCTGCCAAGCAATATTTGAAAAATTTAAATTTTGTAATATTTCTTGTATTTCCATTTTTAACACCTCTTTTCTTTTATTAATATAATTTATTATTAGCACAAAAAAATTTTTTTGTCAATAAAAAAACGAACATTTTTAAAAAAAATGTTCGTCTATTTCTTATTATTTTTGTAAATACAGCCCAAGGAAATTTTTTGCGTTTTCTTGTAACTGTTGGTACTGGTGGTAAGCCCCCTAAATATTCGTACCAGTATTCGGCTTGCGTTCCTCTTGCTGGTTGGTTTGGGTCTGCTGGTCTTTCATAATTTGCTAAAAAAGCTAGTGCTAAATTATATGGTGTATCAGTACTTTGTGTAAATTCTCTGAAAGTATAATTATATGTACTTGTTGCTATCCATTGTATATTATTTTCTACCTCATATAATATACGATATATATTTGCGTCCATTTCTGACGGGTCATTAAAACCTTGATTTACTATCCAGTCTGTATATTTTGTATATGGCGTCCATTGTACTAAACCGTAACCGTGAGCCGTAGGGTCGCCCCCTACGACATTACTTTCCCAGCGTCCGAGGATTTATAGCACTTTCGCTCTGCATATTTCCCAATACGCCCGCAACTGCATTAAGCGTCCAACCTTGTGTCTGCAAATATGCCCATATATAACGTGCGTTTACTTGCATTTGTTCCATTGTTAACGATTGCGAGCTGTCGTATGTATTCCCCCAATAAGTGCCATATTGTCCGCGTTCTTTGTTCTAATCCCATTATTTAATCACCAACTTTTGATTTGGATATATTAAATTAGGATTTGAGATGTTATTATCTTTTGCTATTTTTTGATATGTTGTATTATATTTTTGTGCTATTGCTGATAATGTATCCCCGCTTTTTACTATGTATATTGTTTCGTGTGAAACATTTTGCCCGTATATAGAATTTACTTTCGCTTGTACTTCATTATATAAATTACCTAGTTTTTGTTTTCTTTCTTCGCCATTTCCATATTTTCCAGCTATTACCTCTTTTGCTAATTCTTCTATACTTTTTGAGTTATCAACAGAGTTTTCCACATTGTCATATTGAATTAAATTATTACTATTGATTATTGACATTATAGTATTTATATATGTAGGACTTGTTGCATATCCGCCATTTTTTATAGCTGTTATACACTCTAATGGACTATTAGAAACACAAGCTTTTCTATATCTTTCTGCTTTTGTTATTAAATCGAAATAGTCTGATATACTTTCTGCTAAACTATTATAAGCTCTGAAACAAGCTGTAATATTTGTATATGTACTTCCGTCGTAACACTCTTGTGTATTAGCATTATATACTTTTCCTTTCCAACTTGATGTTGCTTTTATTCCAAAAATTGCATTTGCTTTCATCATTATTTTACTTTGTCCCCAACCGCTTTCACATATTGCTTGTGCGATTACTACACTTGGATATAAAGGTTTTCCCCTCTTGTTATTTTCTGCTACTACTAATGGTGCTATTGTTGGTATAAATTCACTTTTATTCATAGTATTTATTCTCCTTTCTAAATATCTTTAAAATATAGTTGTCAATTTGATTACATATTGTTCCTATGTTTACATCAAATGTATAATATGCGTCCCATATATGTATTATCTCTTTTCTATATTCTAAATTTCCTATTTTTATTTTAACATTTATTTTATATTTTCGCAAGTCTATATATTCAACTTCTATTTCAATATGTTTATATATTTCTTGTAGTTTATCTTCTATTTTTAATTCCATTGTTTTATTTTCCTTTCTTTCATAATATTTTTAATATATCTTTGACTTTCTTTTGATAATTCAATTTCTGTACTTGTTAGTTTATCGGGGTTAAATCCTAAATTAACACATTTATATATTGTTTCGTTATACTCAAATACTCGCAACATATAATTTAACAATAATTCTTCGTCCATTTTATTCCTCGCTTTCTGTATATTCTAAATATATACTTTTATTATATCTTATTTTTTCAAATGCTGACGCATTACAATTATCACATACCCAATAATTATCTTTATTTCCTTTAAAATTATAATCTACGTCGTCTAATCGCATTTCTGAATTACAATATTTACATTTCATATTTTTAAATCCTTT